GTGGAACAATGACAGACAACCTCAAAGATATTACAAATGTTAACTATGCTGGTGGTTATACTGGTACATATACTGGTTACTATGACAGATTCTTCTCTGGATATTTAAACGGGTCTTATGCTGGTAGTTATTCTGGTACATATACTGGTTACTATGCTGGTGCTACGATTCAGTCTTCATCTTCTACACAAGAAACAAAACAACTTTTCTTGAGAACCGCTTAATCAATTGACATATATAATAGTGAGTGTTGTGGTGACACTCACTATTTTTTTACATTATGAGGAATATTATGTCAGACCTCCCCAAGTACAAAAATCCTAGATGGGTCGATAAAGAAACTCGCCGAGTATGGTGTGAAATTCTTGTCGGAGAAAGATATCATCAATGTAATATTAATGCTGGCAACCCAGAAGAGGGTCTTGTCAATAAAGATTTTGATAATATCATGGAAGAGTTTGGTGAAGAAGTTCTTGATGAGAATACCAAACTTTATGAAGAAAATTTAGATGAAGATCGAAAGAAGGCTGAAGAAGCTAGAGAAGTTCACATCAATCGGATCAAACAAGAAACTCTCTTTGAGATGAAACTTGAAGCATTTGAGATTGATCTAATCAAAGAATCTCCCAACAAAGAATTAAAAAAACTTCTTAGAAAAGCTAAAACCGTTGTTGAGGTTCAGGCTTACGCAACACTTTTATTACAAGAAGCTATCTCTAATTCTGAATGAACGGATATCTATACGTTGCAACGGTGAGAAAAGAATATTATCTCGCCGCCAAAGAGTCAGCTCTTTCGCTCCTCGACTTTAATCCAGAAGCAAGAATAACTTTATTCGCACTAGAAGAATGGATTGAAGAAGAAGACCACGAAATCTTTGATCATATTATAACTGACATCCCCAATCATGTTAGAACAAAGTTGTGGGCTTTGTCAAGAACTCCATATGATATCACCATGTATATTGATTGTGATACTTACATTCAACATGAAGATATCAAAGATGTCTTTGGTTTTATAGGCAACAACGATATTATCTTTACCAAAAATCGTCCATACAATGCTAAAATAACAAAACTAAATGATACGGAAGAAATGGTTTATCACTGTGGTGTTTTTGTTTATAAAAAGAACGCAAAAACAGTTGACCTCATGGATGATTGGTATGAGTATTATTGCGAACAAATAAAACCATCTTATGATCCTAGTCCATACACGCACATGGTGAAACCTTGGGATACCTTTACTATGTGGTATCTACTAAATAAAACAGACCACAAAGATAAAATAAAAGTTGGTGAGTTCCCAGAACCAGATGCCAGATGGAACTTTTGTATGGGTCAAAGACCAGAAGAACTTGTGGGACAAGATGTTGTTATCACTCATTATACATTGGGAAGAGTAACTTTAAATGCAAACCATAACCATCAATCAAGAATTAAATAAGATTCTTGAAGACTACATTGTTTGGTTCAACAAAAAAAACTTTGATCTATCTTTTGATGAGAGACGGATTGGAGACAATGATATGGAATATTATTGCTCTCAAGAATATCTTAATGAAGTTATGTCAAAGGGAAACAAACATAAAGGCCCGCCAGAGTTTGCTAAGGTATGTGACTTTCACCTAACTGCAAAGGTTCCAAAAGAAGCCAGAGAAAAATCTTTAGACTTCAGCAAAAATCTATCAGCATATCTTGGTGCAAAGTTTACCGCAGTCCACGTTTATTATCCCGTAGGTGGATTTATGTCTTGGCACAATAACTGGGATTGTCCAGGCTATAACATACTTCTGTCTCATAGTGACGGGGGTGGATTTTTTAAACACCTAGAAGATGGTAAAATAAAAACGATCAATGACCAGCCTGGTTGGTCTGCAAAGGTTGGATATTATGGTGGTAAAGAGGAAGAACCCTATTGGCACTGTGCTGGATCAAATAGTCCAAGACAAACAATAGGGTTTGTTATTCCCGACAAAACTATGTGGGAAATGATGGTAGAGGACATCGAGGGTTAAAAGAAACCCTCTCTCTGCCCGATGATCATGTAACGATCATATTCTTTCTTTCCTTCCCAAGAGAAGTATGTCTGTTGTTTTGTTCCTTCGTATCCAGTTTCGGATATTCCCATCTGTTCTTTCAGTTCTTCAATTGATCCGACACAGTTGATACCGTACATTTCTTCTACCACATTTGAATTCTGTACTGCATAAACCGCTTGTGCATTTTTTCCATTGAGTTCTTGCAGAGGATACATCTGTTCAGTATGAATACAAATTACCACATCAACTTCAATCTTGTTTAAGTTTTCAAATTCAAATGGTACATCAAGATTCCAGTGACGGATGTTGACAAATTTTTCTTGGGCGTAGTGTTTATGAAAAATTTTTGACAGTTCGATTGACTCTTCATCCAAGTCAACCATGTGAATCTGTGATACGTCTAGATTTTCACAGAGAAGAGGAACCATAGGAATCCCCAACCAAGAGTTTAGAATTAGAATTCTTAGGTTGCCAGTTTTTGTGTAATACTCCTCAAGATATTTTTTTAGTTCTTCTACACACCAGACACTAGCTTCCATATTATTTTCCGACAAAGATTGTCTGAAGTCTGCCAGTTTATGTGGCATTTTCTTTTCGATAATATGTAGAGCTTCGCCCCAGTTTTTATAGTTGTTGATAAAATTAGAATTTAACATCTTCACTTTTTCCCATTGAGTCAAATATACAAATATATGGTAGTTCTCTGTATGTATGTCTTTCTATGTCATGCGGAAAAACATATCCCTGATTAAAACTGTACACCCATCCTAGTGGAAACATTTTTGTTTTTACCACCCTTCTGTTGTAGAAGAAGTTGTCAAGGCCTCGATAGTACCACAGTATTTGTTTCTTATACTTGTTAAAATATTCGATCAGTTCTCTAGTATTTAGACTGTCATTCCAGCGCAACACAGATGAGTTCAAGTCAGTGTACTTGTGTGGAATGTGTCTAGTGTCCCTGTACTGTGTTTCTAGATCGTGCCACCATGTTTTTACAAAACACAGACAATCTTCTGGATCATAGTTTACAATATCATCGATGTTCTTTTGGATGATTACGTCCAAGTCAAAGAACATCTTTTCGCCTTTTTGTGTAACAATAGTATCATCAAACAGATACATCTTATTCCACCACTTTTCTAGTTTGTTTCCGCCTGGAAATGACAATACTTTTATAGCGGGGTCTAGGTCTTTTGAATCTTCTGTTAGACAATAGAAGTCAAAGTCGCAACTTATATGTTGCTTACAACTCTCATAGAGTTGATTTACATGAGAAGCAATATATTTGTTGCCCCATTTAACAGTGTAAATATTCATTCACCAGTCCAATGTTTTAGTAGTTGAGGGTCTGCGAGTTCATCTTGTTTTGTGTGACCTCTACTTTTGTCTTCAAAAGGCAAAAGATCAACATTGAACACACATATGATACAGTTTGGTCTGTAGATTCCAACGTTCAAATCATCTTCATCCCATGACCTACCACGGTTATATGAGTATGCCATCCAAGAAGGGAAGTGATCCCACAAGTCTTCGCCGTACCTACCCCATTTCCAAGAGTGATAGTTGTCGGTTCCATCGGTGTATGTGAACCAAATTTTTTCTTGATTCTCTAATACATCATTCCAGATACACTCACACTGATCATCTGACCACACTTGACAAGAACCATTCGTATATGCACCGTGGGCCAATTTAAATTGCCGTGTGGTCATCGGTCTTGGGTCTTGCCACCAAGACTTCATCTTAGTGGGTCTTTCCATGTTGTATGTTAGGACAGGTGTAAGATCACCTTGGATAATAACATCAAGATCAAAAAAAACAAAGCGCCCAGTAGGTTTATCGTCAGCAAAATTATGAGTATTGAAAACAAAAGTTTTAGGACGATCCCAGCAACGTGCCATACCATACTTAAAATCTTCAGTCCCAAACCAATACTTAGGATGAATATTAGGAATATCAGGAAATGGTATAACATTGATGTCAGAGTCAAATCCATCTGAATTGTCCGTGTAACAATAAAAATAAAATTCAAATTCTTCTGGCGTGTTTCTTTTCGCCATTTCTTTTAATCTGTTGACGAAGTGCGGGCCATACTTTGTTCCCCACTTGCAACATACATAATTTACTCTCACTTACACCCTCCGCATTTTTTATTACAAATAGTCAGGGGGTTTCTTTTTAAACTCTGACTAACATTTTCAAAGTCGTTACTATAAATTATCTCGCCAACAGTAAAATTCTTTAAACTATTATACTGCGAATTGTATGTGTAGTCAAGTGGATGATAGGGTAATAATCTACTTTCTAATACATCTCTTGCTATATAGGCACACGGATATGCGCCACTGTCAGCACTAACATAAAAATATCCACTCTTTCTTGCATCGCACCAGACTGCCTCGGACTTCTTCGCCTTTGGTTTTGGTCTACGAACCTCGTCCTTTTGTTTGAACATCTTTAACGTTTCCAAGTTTACGGGGATGTCACTGGCGATAGTTTCTTGTACTATGGGAATGTTTTCCGTCTGTTGCGGATGATCGATATATTCTATTTTATCAACCCAAGTTGGTTTGATAAACGTTTGATCATATGTTTGAACCGTAACGGTAATCCCATTGTCTTGGAAGTATTTACAGATTTCCTCAAAGTGTTCTGATTTGGTAGGGTCTGACAATTCACACATAAGCGTAACCCAATTGACTCTATACCTATCGAAAATCTTTCTGATAGATGAGATTGTATGTTCATTTTCTGTTAAGAATAAATCATTGTACGGGTCATTGGTATCGTTTCTTTTGCTACTTAATTGAACCAAGGCTCCTTCTGGGGCTCCATCTTCATATAGTCCTCGATACATATCAGAGTACTGTTCCCCATGCATTTGGAAATACTTAACTAGAGTATCGTCTGATATGTTATCTTGTTTCAAGATTCCCAAAAGTTCATCCTTTGGCATGATGTTATACAGTCTTTCAAATACTGCTTCATAATCTTGTTTGTAGAACAACTCTTTTAGATTGTCTATGTAGTATCTGCGGTATAAACTCTGGATGTCACCGTCATCTGCATCCCAGAATAATCTTTGCATCCCATACATTCTAACATTTTTCATGAACTCTTTTTTTATTTTTGGCAGTTCATTTTTATGCCACAGTCTACGATACAGTGCAAAACACTGTAGCCAGCTGATGTTCCAGAAGTATCTCACCGGCCCATATTCTTTTGCTTCTTCATAAACAATTTTGTGTTGTCTGGATATATACCTTTCTTTATAGAAGTCATAGATTCCATCAACGTTTTTATTCCAATACAGTGATTGATCTCCGTTCTGCAATATCTTGTCTTCTGGAAAATCAGCCAAAAACTTTTTGTGCATAGAAATCATATCACCAGTTTCATATATCTCTTTAATTATTTTTCTGTGATGAGATTCTATTCTTCTAATAAATGTGAAGTCTGAAATTTCTTTTTCTAACTCTGGGAACTTTTCCTTGATATTTGGAATGGTGTCCTCTTTCAGAGTTTCTAACTCTGGGAAGTACTCTATCATTTGTTTTGATAAAGATGTCAGATCATTCTCATCCAACATATGTCTGAGTCTGCTTACGATCTTTTGATCCATGTAGTTTTTTTCTAGTGTGTCATCCGTCATAGAATCAAACTGAGACCAGTTCTTAATGCTATCAAACTTGTCGTTGTACTTTTCCCAATCCTCTTTTATTTTTGGTAAGTCCTTGTAGAACTTATCAATAAGAACATCAAAGACAACCTTGTGCATCTTGTAAACATATCTTTCCTTATAGAAATCATAGATTCCATTTACATCTTTGTTCCAGTATAAAGATTCATCTCCGTCCAACAAAAATGGATCGGTGGGAAAGTCTGCCAAGAATTTCTTGTGCATTGAAATCAAGTCTCCATCAAGTTCTTTGATGGTTTCTAGGTGTCTGGATTCAATCTGTTTTACAAAAGGATCGTAAGAGTTTGCATCATTTATCAGAGTATCAATTCTTTCTGTGTGTTTATTTTTAGTAAAGAAATTTTCTGGAAACTTTGGCATCCAAAGTTTTTCAAACTCAGTTTTCCCATGCCAGTGTATAAGAATGTTATAGTCTTTGACTTCATGTGGTTTTATGAATTGACCTTTGCTTGGTACAACTGGGTTATCAAATATACAAAACTTTGCCGTTTCTCTATACAGATGTTCTGTCACATTATCTGGATATTGTTGTCCTCTATTGTAAGAGTATACCCAATCAGACGGAAGGAAAGACCAATAATTATCACCAACCACATCGTGTTCACGATATGGATAATAGTTATCGGTTCCCTTCCAAAAGGTTTTAAATACGGTGTTCTTGTGTTTTAGAACATCATTGTAAATTTTTTCTCCCTCATCATTGCACCACAACATCACGCTAGAATTGTACAGACTACCTCTAATGTCAGTGAAACGTCTGTCTTTTAGTACTCTGGGGTCTTCCCAGTGAGAATACAACATGTGAGGAGTAGATGAAAGATCAAAGATTTCATCGATGTTGTTTTGAATTACAACATCCAAATCTAAATAACAAAAAGGCCCCTTGGTTTTTAACCATCGGTGAGAGTTTAATACTAAGAATTTCGACCTATCCCAACACCAGTTCTCTTTGCCAAACCAATAGTCTGGATGAAGTGGGTCAACTCTGGGAATTGATCTAATGGTTATATTTTTGTCTATTCCATCTGGGTCATCGGTATAACAAATAAACTTGTGGCGTTTCGTATAGTTCTGTTGAACCATCTTGCGTAAATTGTTTACATATTCTGCCGAGTATTTGTTACCCCATTTCATGCAGAGAAAGTGCATCATAATATTTTTTTCTCAATTCTTCTTTTGGTTCGTTACCGTTTAACAAAACTATTGGATAGTCTGGTTTTATTTGATACCCTCTTGGAGATACGTCCGTGTCTAAATCTACGCCTCCCGTCAACGAATAGATTAATCCTTTTGGAAATACATTGTCAAACATATTTTCATGATATAAAAATCTATCATCACCACAATATTTAGTCATGAAATATTCATCATTTTTTTCAAAATGATCGTAAATGTATCTTGCATCATTCCCATTCCAAACCATTACGCTGGAATTATAAAGACCTTTCCATTTTTGCATCCACGGATCAGTTGATAGTCCATTTCCAAGGTATGGCATCTCTCGTTGGTATCTTCTATTCTTGGTTTCATGAGTATCTTTATTTTTCCAATAGCAATAACATATTGTCGGTGTTGAACAGTGATTAAACAACCTATCTAAACTACCCTGTATTATAACATCTAAGTCTAGATAGAGGCAATCCCCAACCCAATCATTCTTGAAAATTTTTATTTTTTCCCAACATCCATCGGTATCAGAATCTATTGGTATAATTTCTATGTTGGGATTTAATCCTGCTGGATCGTCTGTGATACAGACATGTCTGTAAATATTTGAATTATCATAAATACAATTGACATCGTTGGAGTTATATTTGTCTCCAAACTTCAATGTTATCACGGATTTCATAAGTTTCTTTTTCTTATAAATAACTTGTAAAAGATGGAATCATAAATGGCTACTGTACAAAATTTGGTAATTGATCAGGGAACAACTTTTGCCTTGTCGATTGACCTAACTAATGATGATGGGAGTCCAAAAGACTTGTCTTTATATACTCCTAGAGCTCAACTTAGAAAGAGTTATTATACTAATACTTATACAGCTTTTACAACGAGCAAAGTTGATTTGACTGGAGAAGTTACAATGAGTTTAACTTCAGCACAAACAAGTGCTTTGAAAGCTGGTAGATATGTTTATGATTTAGAAATTGAAGACCCCTCGGAAACACTGAGGATATTAGAAGGCATTATTACAGTAACCCCAGAGGTAACTAGGTAATGGTAGTCAGAGTAAGGGTTAATACGCCCACATCTACAAAAAGAGTTACTACTACTACTAACTCTAAAACTCAGACTTCTACTAGAATAGAAGGTCTTGCTGGTGTTGATGTTACTGACGCACAGGATGGAGAGACTCTTGTTTATAATGCCGCTTCAGGAAATTGGGAAGCTGCTCCACTGACTTCGGCAGATGTCCAAGTAAACAGTATTGATGGTGGAACTTTTTAAATTTTAGATAACAAAAAACAAACCTTAATTGGGAGAAACTAAATGGCAACAACAATTCAAATCAAAAGATCGAGTGGAAGCGCTGCTCCAGGCACCAGTGATTTGGTGCAGGGAGAACTTGCTTATGCAGAAGATCAGTCTGGAGATGGTGCGGGCGCCAAACTGTACATTGAGTCTCTTGATTCTGGTTCACAACAGGTTATTCATGCAATCGGTGGTAAGTACTATACCGATGCAGTAGATGGTGCTACTGATGCAAATACTGCAAGTAAGATTGTCAAGAGAGATGGTTCTGGTAACTTCTCTGCTGGTACTATTACTGCTGACCTAAATGGTACTGCTTCAGATGCAACAGTTTTGGAAACTGCTCGTAACATCGCTGGTCAGTCTTTCGATGGTTCTGCTGATATCACCATTGCAATTGACAACCTTAGTGACGTTTCAACATCTGGTGCGACTTCTGGTCAAGTACTGAAGTACAATGGTACAAGTTGGGCTCCTGCTGCTGATGCTGACGATTTTTCTGACAACGATACCGATGACCTAGCAGAAGGTTCTACTAACCTCTACTACACAGACGCAAGAGCACAGGCTGCAATTAGTGTTGACTCCACTCTTTCTAAGTCTGGCGGTCAAATCAGTATGCCTGCTTCTGGTGTTACTGCCACATCTTACGGTTCTACAACTGCTATTCCTGTAATCACGGTTGACGCACAGGGTCGTATCACTTCTGCAACTACCGCTGCGATTGCAACGGCTTTTGATGTCGCTGCTGACAGTGGTACAACTGATACGGTAAACGGTGGTGAGACTCTTACCTTTGCTGGTACTGCGAACGAAGTAACAACTGCGGTTTCTAATAACCAAATCACGGTTGGTCTTGCAACTAACCCGACTGTTGGTGGTAACTTGACGGTTTCTGGTAACTTGACAGTAAACGGTACAACAACTACTGTTAATACCACAAACTTGGACGTTACTGACCCGCTGTTCAAGTTGGCTTCTGGCAACAATTCATCCGACTCAGTGGACGTTGGTTTCTACGGTCTGTATGACACATCTGGTTCACAAGACCTGTACGCTGGT